GAGGATAACCTTTACCGCAGTTGACACTACCACAGTGGCATTGTTGTTGAACAACAATTATATGAACAAGAGGGTGGTCATCTACAGAGCAATCCTAGACGAAGATTATAGTTTCACATCAGATGACGTGTTCACAGTTTTTGATGGGCGGATAATGAATTACAATATAAGGGAAACAGAATCAACAGCCACAGTGACAATGACCGTAGCCAGTTTGTTTGCTGACTTTGAGAGAAAAAACGGCAGAAGGACTAACAATGCCAGCCAACAAAGAGTGTTCAGCAGTGATCTAGGAATGAATTTCAGTGCTGAAATAGTAAAAGATATAAAATGGGGTAGAAAATAATGGAGTTTAAAGACTTTCACATCAAAGATTTCAACGACTTCAATGACTTGGCCTATAAAGCAGTCTTTGAAAGAGGTTTCGTTGACACAGAATTCAACAAACAAAATTGGAACACACATATGAAAAGATTGGTGGTGTTAAACAGCAACGTGGTTAGGTGTATATGGCACGACAACCAAATGATTGGTTTCTACATCTTACAACTACACAACCTACCTTGGAATCATAGAACGCAAGGTTTGTTCGCACTGATGCATCTCACAGGTGAACATAGGACCAAAGAATTATATGCGTCTTTATTCAGAGATGCACAGGCAGTGGCACAGGCAAATCATTGTGAAAGGATACAGACAACTGACCAAAGTCTAATGTGCGACAATGATACCAAATTAAAGATTTTACACGGTCAAGATTATAACCAAATTGACTTTGTTTGGGAGAAAAAAATTAATGGATAGGCAAAGATACCCAAAAAGGATTTCTGACGCTTATACAGGCGTCTATGTTGGAGCAAACACCATTAAAAGCATTACTAATGATGTAATTGACTTTTATTTAAAGTTTGATCGTTATAATCATTTGACCTATGTTGATCTCTGGCAACATATACATCCTTCAATCAAGAATGATCAATACAAAGTTTTCCAAACCAACGGAGAGATATGGGGTTTTGCCAATTGGGCATTTATGAACAATCAGGTGCTTCACAAGTTCACAACAACAGGCAAAATTCACACTTTGGATTGGATGACAGGATTTAACCTTTGCTATATTGATTTCGTGGCATCGCGGAATGCGTTCTATGTGATGAAATGGTTGAAAAATCACAGTGTAAGAATGATGGGTGCAAATAGACCTATATATTGGGCAAGATCTGACAAATTCAAAATAAAAAGAATTACAGAACAACACACAAAAGGACATTGGTTATGGGCGGAGTAGTAAGATCAGTCACAAACGCAGTTAAGAGTGTGGTCAAAGGAGTTGGCAAGGTTGTCAGCGGTGTGGTGTCAGCAGTGACATCACCTTTTGGTGCCAGCACAGATGTACCAGACTACGATATAGGCCAAGATCAAACAGAAGCAATTGAAGGCGTTTTAATCAACGACGAAGGTGCTGTAAAAGATATTCCTATCATCTACGGTGAGAGGCAAGTTGGTGGCACACGGGTTTTCACCAGCACAAATGGATCAACCAATCAATATCTATATGTTGCAATGGTTTTGAGTGAAGGTCAATGCAACGCAATGACCAAACTTTTCATAGACAACAACGAAGTCACATTGAGTTCATATGCTCACGGCACTGAAGCCACTGTGGGATCAGGCAGATACAAGGACAGATTGAAATCACAATTTTTTGATGGCAGGGACGACCAAACCGTGTCCACACTATTGCAAGAAGCACCAAACTGGACCAGCAATCACAGATTACGGGGACTATGTTATATCGCTTTGAGATTTGAATGGAAGAAGATTGAAACACAGGAAGACGCAGACAACAATCCTTATTCAGGAGGCATACCACAGATCAGGGTGCAATTACAAGGTAGGAAAATACTAGATGTCACTGGCATCAATCCTGCCACCTACAGCACAGCCTACGCATCTGACACAGTGGCATATTCTAAAAATCCTGTGAACGTATTGGTTGATTATCTACGGAATGACAGATACGGCAAAGGATTGGCCAACGATGTTTTTGATTGGACCACTTTCAAATCAGCGGCCCAGCAGTGCGACCAAACTGTGACCTATGCCAATAGTTCAACTTCCAAGGCATTCACTTGTGACGCAGTTCTGGACACAGCCAACAACATAATGAGTAATTGTAAAATCTTATTGGCAGGTTTTAGAGGCATAATGCCATACCAACAGGGCAAATATTTCTTAAAGGTTGAGAATGGTGGCGATGACACAGACATCACAGCCACACCTGGATCACCTTCAACGGTTTTCACAGTCACCAATGATCACATCATTGGTGGTATGCAGATAGAGGGCGAATCCAAACAACACAAATGCAACAGGTGTATCGTGACCTATATTGACCCCACATCAAACTATGAACCCAACGAAGTTTCATTTCCTGAACCAGGTAGCAGTGATGACACAACATTCCTCACACAGGACAACAACATCAGATTGGAGAAGAGGGTCACACTGCCTACAATCGCAGACAGGAAGATAGCAGAACAATATGCCCGTGTGTTCGTAAGGCGATCACGTTCAGAAAAGTTGGTCAGTTTTGCCACAAACCTAGCAACCTCAAACACAGCGGTAGGTGATCTCATACAGGTGCAGAATTCAAACTTGAGCCTTGACGCAGTTTTCAGGATAATGGATATGCGTATCAACACAGCAGGCAACATTGAGATCACAGCATTGGAACACCAGTCAGGTGCCTATGCGATAGATGGTTCAGGTACAGACTACACGAGACCCACAACCAGCCTACCTGATCCGTTCACGGTGGCGGCACCAACAGGTTTGACACTGACATCAGGCTCCGCGGTTAACCTCAATGTCAACACAGGTGGATACATCACCAGCAACAGCACGATAGTCAGGATAAAGGCCAGTTGGACAGCATCTACGGATCCGTTTACCACTGAATACATCGTGCAGTTCAAATTGAGTTCAGATTCCACGTTCATAACAGCAGGCATAACCAACGACACAGAATTCTTCATTGCACAGGGTATCATCACAGGTAGCAACTACGACGTGAGGGTTGCCGCCAGGAACGAACTTGACAGGCGTTCAAACTTTGTGGCAGTGACTGGACACACAGTTTCCTAATGAATCAGATCAAGTTCCTTGATCTTGTTCGCCAATTTGGATTTTGGCGTTGCGACAAGCGAAAGCAAAAAGGTAAAGGCAATGTGAAATGTCCTGGTGATCCTTGGCACTCTTGCACTTTCTCTTACCACAAGCATCGTCGTATCAAGACACACAAATTGGAGTTCAAAAAGATAATTAGGCGATTTTGGTGATTTTGGTCCATTGACAACCAAACCGCAGACCAAACCTTACCAACCAAACCAATAACCGTTGACATTTCAGGTGTTTAGGATATATACTTGTGAATATGGCAAGACAATTACAGCCACGGCACACATAATTTCCCAAACTGGAGATCATAATGGCAAGGGTCTCCCACCAGCGACAAAGTTGTATCCTGTCGCACAAACGGTGGCAAACGATACCTGAAGACGCGGTGACATAGGCAAGCGGTCCGTGAAAAGTAGGTGGATGCAATTCTTGTGGGACTAATCAAGTCGCAGGAGGACGGCGTAGGACAACGAGAGAAGTCCTATTGCCGTTCTTGTGAGTTCAAAATCAAGACGAAGTCAATGAAGATGAGCACAGCGAATCTTCAGGTGGCATTTGCCGCCTTGATAAATATCAGTGCGTTGGGGTGTTGTCATTTACACTTACTCTTTGCAGGTTTAACTTGACTTATAAGTCACCCAAACGCAGTTCGTTCTAATGACATTTTAGAACCCCTTGGCGTGGAGAGGTCCTATCACTTATATTGCCATATTTTTGATTCTTTAGCCTCTCCACCCTTTTTCAAGTAGATCTCACTCACAGGTTGTAGAAACAGCCCTCTAAAATCCCCCATTTTATGCGGCTCATTTGCCGTTGTTGACACACCGCGAATATGTGTTAAAATTAACACTATAAGGAGGAGAAATGAGGAAAAAGATAGCAGAAATACGGTTGCCGTTCACTGACGTGTTCGTGACCGTGAGCAAACACAATCAATTGGCCACTGACCTACCAATTGGGTCTGGACCAGTGGTCTATCAAGGTGTGCCAATCACATCTGAATCAGGACCAAAAAAGCCATTTGCTGGTGAAGTCAACAAAGGCAGACTCTATGACTACACAAGAGGTCTAAACTATAGACGGTCAGGTCGTAAAATGGAGACCAACGTGTTCGCCATTGGTGGCCTTATCCTAGAGACCTTGCGTAGGAATGGCATAGGCTACACATACAAGGATGACCTTCCCAGTCACAAGTTGATTGAAAAGGCCAGGATGATGTTGGCCGCGGCCAATGTGACCAACACATTAAAGGTCAACAAGAGCGAGTGGCGAAACAGAGACACACACAGCAAAGCGACAAAAAAAACATACATTGACAATCAAGTGGCCATAATTGAAAAGGCCATCGCTGAACAAGGTGGTATGGATCTGTTCAAGCAGTGTCACTTGACGGGACAATGGGGCAAAAACGAAATCAGCCAGGCATTTATAAATGACCTAAACGAGCGAAAAAACTTGATAAGGCATTTCTATATGTGTACGGATAAAGTGGCCCACGATGCAGTCACCAAAGGTCTCAAGATACCTTTGCCAGAGCAATATGTGTTGGACAACGCCAGAGACTTCACTGAATACCTTGAATGGAAGACCAAGTGACAGCAGGTTGGCATTGGCGAGACACACAACGCGGTAGATTCAGAGTTCACGACGATGACTGGTTGAGCAACAGGGATCTACACGATCGTGGCTACAATTCGCTGTTGCACAAATATCTGGCCCGCAGACGCTGGCGTCAGGTGATAGATGCAGGTGCCAACACAGGACAAAGTCTCTTGATGTTCGCTCCCTACTGCGATCACGTGATCAGTGTTGAACCCGTGCCTGAATTGTTCACACAACTTGAACTCACAGCCACGGAGAACTGCATAGACCATTGCGATCTGGTCAACCGTGCGTTGTGGCACAAACCTGACCAACTGCGGATGCACTACACACCAACCAACACACTGGCCAGCAGAGTGGACGACACAGGCAACATTGAAGTGGAGGCCATCACCATAGACCAACTGCAACTGCAACCTGACCTGATCAAGGTGGACTGCGAAGGCAGTGATCTCAAGGTGTTGTTGGGTGCTGGAAACACCGTGCGACGCACAAGACCCTGGTTGTTGCTGGAGATGAAGCAGGAAATACAGCCAACCAAGCACATAGAACAATGGTTGCACCTACACCAATATGAACCAGACCCTGCATTTGCCCCAGGTAGGGGTAGAAACGTGATATTTCAACCGCAGGTTGTGTAAAACACCTGCAAAAACCCCCATTTTATGCCGTTTTTTGTGTGGTTGACGCATTTACCAAATGTGTTAATATTAGAGTATGAACAAGATAGATTACAGCAGATACCAATTGCAATGGCAGGACAAATGCGTCCTGGCAGTGTTGCGACAGAGCCAACAGCAGGGTTTCAGCACCGTGACCAGTGAGAACCAACTGCAACAACTGAAGCACAGGATGACCAACTATGACAGGCTGATGACGACATTCAACACAGACAGCCTAGAATGGTCATATCCAGAAGGTCGTGCGGTATTGGCCTACATCTATCACCAACTGCAACTGCATATGGAGGCGTACGATGTTCCTGAACACATAGCACAGGCAATCAGGCCCGTGTTTGCGAGGGTGTGCAGAGAATATAGAGCACGAACAGAGATCGCAGATCTGTATGCGTAAAACAAAAAAGGAGGACTAGATGCAACTGATAAAGAACGTGATAGACAGCACACGAACAAAGATAGAGCAATTGAAGCCTACGAAGTATGCTGTGAACACCTACACCTATAGACCCAATGCGAAGCCGTGGCGTAGAGGTGATCCTGAAGAAACCATAACGGTGGTGGGAGACAAACACAATCCTGATGCGGAGTTGAAGATAAAGCACACGCCATATCCTGGCGGGAGAGAAAAGAAGAAAAGCAAAGGTGCATACTCCTACATCCAAAAGCGATGCAAAGTGCGGTATAATACCCAGCCATTGCAACGTAAGGCCGCATAACGATAAGCGACATATGGCACCGTGTAAGGGGGGATATACGGTGCATATGACAAGGTGGAGGAGGCCCCTGGAAATCAATCTGTAAAAACCAATTTACCAAGCCAATCTGGTTCATATGGTGTGTATCCACCGTTCTCACCGTTCTTTTACGGTTCTTTTACGGTTGACAAAGTGGGATTTTGTGCTATAATTTTTTTATAATCCTCGCCTTCTGACTGAATTGATCTTGTTTTGAACCTCGCCCAATCTGATCCCCACGGTTGACACGGTGGTCTGGGTGTAGTATAATAAGGGCAGGGGAAGGTTGTCACACGGTGGCCAATATCCTGATGGCCGTCCCCTGAACCTTGGGGGTGGTCTGGGCCTTCTAGCATTACAAAAATATCCAAATCATAGGGGGTTGACTGAAACCCAATCCGTGCTATAATCATATGGACAGGGCAGGTTATATTTCGCAAAAATAAACGGCCCTGCCACTTGCAAAGAGGTGCATCTGTTTTCCTAGTCTTAAGGTGCACCTTTCAAAATCTACGCATATTTGCTTGACGCAAAAAAACAGCAGAACGCAGGTTGACGCATTTTCGTTCCGTGCTATAATTTACACATAACAAAGGAGCACAATGCAAGTAAAAAAGAAACTATCAGACAATGACCTACTAGGCATACAACATACTCTGGTGCCGTTCTACGATATGCACGACGACAGTATAGAACAGGCGGGTCAGGATAAGTTCACGCCAACCACATACAATACAATGTTCCAGCGAACACACGGTGTCACCATAGTGTTGCACGTTGACCAACAGATACCTGACGACCTCGCTGACGACATCGCTGACAACCTGTTCCAGCAGATAGACCAATTGAACCCCAATCCACAACGGGACCTGTTCCTGTTGCGTGTGAGGGTCAGTGATATGGACGATAAAAACTATGCGGGTCACTATATGCCTTGGGTGAACTACCAACATTTCTGGCCACCTAGATTGAAACAATTCATTGGTATGCACAGGGCAGGGATGATATGCATCGCCAGAAGCACCATAGACACTAACGTCAGTGGCAGTGCGTTGAGGACGTTGCAACACGAACTATGGCACTGCATAGACGACATCTTCAAACAGACAAAGGATATGCAGAAGGGCGGTTCACCCAGCCAACACAAAGCATCCAACATCAACCATCTCATAATGAAACACGTGATGGCGGGATACCACGGGTTCAACACTGACGCAGAACTCAATGAATGGTTGAATTCTGGTATCATTGAGGCCGTAATGAAAGGTATGAACGGCTATCTGAAAATCCCACCAGAGGACTTCGTGCATCGTAATATGGCACAGCAGTATGACGTTGAGCCATACACGCCAACAGCCTACTACCTAACGCACGGATCACACATCAACATCGCAGGTATAGGCATAGAATTCTTGAATCACTGGGATAGCAGAGAAAGGGAAGGTATGCGATACGTTCCAAAGCAATGGAGACGACAATTGGCGGCGGCGATCATACAAACCATTGACCTGAATTCAGGCCACAGACCAGCACTGGTGAAGGAATTGAAGAAATTGCCAGCAACAATCAGCAAATACTTCAGGTAGAAAGGGGGAATATGACAGCACTAGCAACGACATTGACAGAATTGTCACTACCGCAGGATCAACAAGCAGACTTGAGACACAAATTGTTGATGTATGCCTGCACAATCGCTTTGACGAATGCCTTGAAAAAATAGGCACAAGGTGGCGGATGGTGCTCGTCCGCCACTTTACCAATATTCTTATTGACAAAAACGTATTTTACAAATATAATAATACACATACAAGGAGGAACTAAAGAATGTACACAGAAATAGACATTGAAAATGACAATACATTGTTGTTGAACAACATTTGTGACAAATTCATCACTCACGAAGAAGAATACGGACGACCTGAACGTAATGATCGTGAGATTTGGAAGTGGGTTGACAAAATTAACAAACAAACATTCGCGGATATGAAAGCGGTGGTCAGCAAACACACAGATTTTGGCCAACACCACGAAGAATGGTATGAAACGGTGATGCAACGCAGACCTTTCAAATTAAGACCTTACACCAAGCGATTCAGAAGTGCCGTTGACAACAAAATGATATGGCATATGCTGATGATGTTCAGAGAAAGAGTGAAGAACACTCCAAGAAAAACCACTAATCTTTTCCAAACACTTTTCAACTAAAAAAATAGGTTCCAACACGGCATTATAAATACTCCAAACAAGGAGATTATAATGCCATTCAAGAACGGAAACAGACCCTGGAACAAGGGACTCAAGGGCGACCCCAGGAACGGCTGGACTGACGAGAGGCGTGCAGAGATGAGCCGCAAGATGCGTGAGCGATACAAGGATATGGGACCACAACCACATCGTTGGCTGTTTCCAGCACATCTGCGACAACACAGATACAGATTCCTTTGTGCCAAGGCACAGGCCAAGTATTGGTGTCAACCCTGGACAATCACCTGGGCGGAATATGTGAAGTTATTTGATGAATGTGAAGGCACCTGGGGCAGGAACAGTGGAGAGTTGGGTGGCAAGGACACACACATCAATCTTGTGAGGATCAACACACTGAAAGGTTGGCAGATGGACAATGTGAAACTTATGGAGAGAGACACCGCGATGCGTAGGCCAAGGCCCAAGGATGAACACGGCAATTTTATAAAACGTGTTAGGCGTAATAGTCAGTAAATAACAACAACGGAGATTGCCAATGCCAAAAGCAAAACTAGTCACAAGATCAGCAACAACAACATCAGTCACAACAGACAACATACCAAAAAATTCAGGACTCACAAACGAGGAGTTGGATTCAAACTTCATAAACCTGCGAGATCAGGGTTGGAGGCTACGGGCGGATGACTCAACACAGCACACAGTCACAGCAGACACACAGGTTAATTTTCCTGGTGGCACCATAACAGCAGATGCCAACGGTGACCTTGAAGTTTCAATACCAAACACAGGAACCAGTGCCAGTATTTTCACATCTTTGCAAGTTTCAACGACAGGTGCTTCAGGCACTGACCTTGGTAACCTGATGCGTGTGAACAAGGCACAGATAGATTTCAATCACCAAGGTTCAGTTGACTCTACAGCAACCTTTTGTGTTTTTGGAAATGATGCACAACAGGCCACAGGAAATCGTCCGTTGTGTATAAACCTTGATGGCGTTCACGAAGGTTGTGAAGTGGGGTTGGCACCTTACAATTCAAGTTCCTTGCCAACAACACACACGCCAGGTCTTCTCATAGCCATATCAAACAATGGATACAAGCCTGCTTACTGGGATGGTTCCAATTGGAGATATGTTCACGATAACTCTACCGTATAACAAATAAATATCATTGTAATTACAAAGGAGATCCTGGATGCCAACAAAGGCCGCTATTGTCACAAGGGGACAATCTACAAGTACCATATCAACTGACAATCTCAACAAGAACGCACCACTGACGTTTGAAGACATTGATTCAACCTTGATCAATCTTCGTGATGCCACTTTTGGCATACAAGCGGATGATTCAACCACACAGAACATTTCACAAGGCGACACCATAATCGTCAAAGGTGGCACAGGGGTCACAACTTCAACATCAGGTTCAACTGTGACTATAAACTCCACGGCAGACGCCGCAATAAATATTGATGGTGGAGATGCCGCCAGCACATATGGTGGACTCACAAGTATCAACGGAGGAGACGCAACATAATGCCAACACAGATTCAATTAAGAAGAGACACAGCCGCAGATTGGACATCCAACAATCCCACTCTCGCAGAGGGAGAATTTGGTTGGGAGTCAGACACAAACAGATTTAAAATAGGTGACGGTTCCAGCAACTGGCAGACTCTTGCCTATGCTTCAGATGGCGACACAGCAGGCATAACTTTCGTTGGAGATGATTCATCAGGAACAACGGTAAATCAAAATGAAACATTCAAGATCGCAGGCACACAGAATATCACAGCCGCAGTGAGTGGCGACACACTTACACTTACAGGTCCTGATCTATCTACATACATTACAGCGTCAAGTTCAACCACACTTTCAAACAAGGGACTAGACGCAGACAACAATACAATTTCAAACATAGAAGTTGACAATCTCAAATCTGGTGTTTTAGACACAGACATCAGTTCAGTGGCAGGCACAGATACAACTCTAGCATCAGCCAAAGCAATCAAAACTTACGTTGATGCACAGATAGCCACAAAAGATAATTCAGATGAGATAACAGAAGGTTCTACAAACCTTTACTTCACGAATGCAAGAGCAGACGCAAGGATTACAAACGCACTCAAAGATGAAGACACTATGTCTTCAGACAGTGCCACTCACGTGCCATCACAACAGTCTGTGAAAGCATACGTAGACGCACAGGACGCCAACATAGCCAGTGATTCACTCGTCTTCACAAATAAAACACTTGATGTAGAGGCAACAGGAAACAGTATTTCAAACATAGATGTTGCAGATCTTAAATCAGGTGTATTGGACACAGACATAAGTTCTGTATCTGCATCTGATGACACCATAGCAAGTGCCAAAGCCATCAAAACTTATGTTGATGCACAGGTGGCAACCAAAGACGCATTGAGCGAATTGAGTGGTGACACAGATGACGTCAGCGAAGGTTCATCTAACCTTTACTTCACTAATGCAAGGGCAAGATCTGCCATAAGTGCGTCAGGTAGCATAGGTTATAATAGTTCAACAGGTGCCCTTACATACACACAGGGCAACACAGACACGGTAAGTGAAGGATCAAGCAATCTATATTTCACCAACGCCAGAGCAGATGCAAGGATATCAAATGCCATTGTTGATGAAGACAATATGTCTTCCAATTCTGCAACACAGGTTCCATCACAGCAGTCAGTCAAGGCATACGTTGACGCAGAGGTGGCAGGCGTTGTAGATTCAGCACCAAGTGCCTTGAACACATTGAATGAACTTGCGGCGGCATTAGGAGATGATTCAAACTTCGCCACAACAACTTCAACAGCATTGGGCAACAGATTAAGAATAGATGTCAACAACCAAGGATTGACTTCTACACAGAAAACAAATGCCGCAACCAATCTTGGATTGAATGCAGTGGCAACGTCAGGTGCTTATTCAGACCTTTCTGGAACACCAACCATACCAAGCAACACAAACGAATTAACAAATGGTGCAGGCTTCATAACAGATTCAAATATAACGATAGTGGGTGATGATTCATCTGGTGTCACATTCAGCACAAAGAACAATGACAACTTAAAATTCGCAGGTGGGACAGGCATCACAACCGCTGTATCAGGTGACACTGTCACTATAACAGGACCTGATGTAAGTTCTTTTATAACGGATTCTAATTTAACAATAGTAGGTGATGATTCATCTGGTGTCACGTTCAGTGCGAAGAACAACGACAACATAAAAATCGCAGGTGGCACTAATATTTCAACCGCTGTATCAGGCGACACCATAACCATAACAGGACCAACACTTACATCATACCTTACAGCAAGTTCAACAGCCAGTTTGTCTAATAAATCATTTGATGTTGAAGGCACAGGTAATAGTATTTCAAACATAGATGTGGCAGACCTTAAGTCTGGTGTGTTGGACACAGATATTTCAAGTGTGTCAGGATCAGATGACACATTGGCTTCAGCAAAAGCAATCAAAACATACGTTGATGCACAGATTGCCACAAAGGACAACACTGACGAGATTACAGAAGGTTCATCAAATCTATATTTCACAGATGCGAGAGCACAGGCAGTTTCAATTAACAATCTTTCAGAAGACACAACACCACAACTTG